TCGCCATGAAGTGTCGTATCCGTGGTGATTCGGCCATCATCGTGCTCCGTCACGGTCCCGCCTTCCATCGTGTAGAATAGCTTCACGTAGTCCCTAATTCCTAGCCCTCTCCCCCTGGCGCCGGGTCCAGGGCTCCAGGAGCCCTCCTTCCACACCGCCCAGTCCTGGTCGTCGGGATATTCACGGTAAATCCACCAGCTCCCGGACGCATCGACCGCCACCCATAGGCAACACCAATTCTTGCTGCCGCCGGGATCGATCAGCTGGTAGCAAGTCACATCAGTGGTCGGGATTTCGTCATGCTTCACCACGTTGCTTTCCCGGCTGAACATCGGGAACACGGTGGTCGATGACCTGACCGGCACACCGTAAGCGCGGGTAAGAATCTCCTCTCTTGGCCGACCAGCCAGGTCGCTCTTGATCCGCTCGTAACCTCCAAACGGATTGTTCTGCGAGTGGAAGTAGATCACCGAGGCATCGCGCAACTTGCTGCGCTGGGTTACCGGGACGCGCTCGCCGTTCAGCAGCTCCGCTTTAATTTGCTCTTCAGTCTCAGCCTGGTGAAGGAACTCGCGGACTGTCGCCGTGTAGCCGTAGATCGGAGTGAAGGTCAAAAGCATCTTCGCGTTCCGGGTAGCCAGGCGGAATCTCAACGTATCAATCAGCTCCGGACCCAGCAGATACTCGTCAAGCCAGACGCCCCAGTTTGGCGCATCGTTCTCTTCAAAACTGCCCAATTCCGAGCCCTCTAAGATCGACTGATCCTGCTGGAACTGGCTGTAATGCTTAAAGACAATTTGAGACTCGTTCAGGATGATTGAGCTTCCGGCAAAGCCGGTCTGCCGCTTGTAGCTCACGTAATGCCCCTTCGACCGACTCGTTTTCCGCAGCTCCGGCGGGAGCCATTCATAGACAGCCGCCTGCACCTGGCGAACAGACACCTCCGCATTCTGGGCAAAGACAAATATAGTTGCGCCGGGATTTTTGAGGGCAGCGTTGATCACACTCTGCGCGCCGTAAATAGTCTTCCCGCTCCGGTTGCCGCCAAGAATAAGCAACTCGTTCGTCGCGTCCTCGCCGGTCACCAGCGCGTCAGCCTTCTCCCAATGCGGCATCTTGAACCCACAGTTCAGCGGATCCTCGGCGGCGTTGCGTAACGCGGCGTGAAAGCTGGTGTGCAGCTCCAATACCTGCTGCGGCTCCATCATCGCCAGCTCCTCGGGAGTCGGCGGCTTCAATACCGGATGTTCCTGCCAGGTCAGCATTCGTAAAGCATAGCAAACCCGTCTCCGTTGCCCTGTAAGCCGAGAATGTTGAAATCAATCCACTCGTAGGCTTCGTTGCGACTCATTCCGCCTTCAACAAAATGGGCCACCAGCTTGTTGTAGCTGTAGACCAGGATGCCGGGATCGGTGTACCCGACAATCGCTTCGTCAAGCCCGTCCAAGACCAAAGCCTCTTCCGACAGAAGCTCCCTCGGAATCCCCGCAACGTCGTCTACTTCAGCAGAATCATGCACCGCTGCTCGTTCGTCTTCTCCCCGTAATCCCATATCACTTTCTCTACTTCGCCCCGGAAGCCTTTCATCCGGCCCAGCTCTTCCCCTTCTTCACGCTCTTCCCAGTGCAACGTAACATGCTCGCCAACAGCAGGCTCGCGGCCAACACAGTAAACAGTTCTCTCCCGCTGCCTGTCTGGGCTCACAAAGTTAACAGTCATTCTTTTGAGTTTTCTTCAATCTCTCGCGCAACTTTTTCCGCCAAGGTCTCTTTCCGGAGCCGCCGCTTCCTCACCGCATCCCGCGCATCATGGTTCACCATCTCCCGAAACCCCCGCTTCTTCTCCCCGCGCCTTTCAAAGAACGCATCGCAAGCCTTCTTGATCTCGTCACTTGTCGCGCTACGCCCCGCCATCGTCCGGTAATATTAACACTTCACACTGCGGGGGCCGTCCCAGTCGGCACCCTGAAAAAACTCACCTTGTCCAGCGGACAAAAATAAAGAGGCTGTCGAACATTCTCATACCGGCTGTCAGTTCGCTTCTCGACGTTCCAGGACGAACTGCTGCTCCCAAAAACACTCGCCGCATGCGTCCCCGACCTGGAGAGGATTATATACAAATACGGCTTCGGATTGGCCCGGTCCCAGGAGTGCTGCGCGCAAACCATGAAGTCCGGATACGGCCAGTCGCCTGCGCCCGTAAAATCGAATCCACGCCGCTTTACCTCAACACGCAACGCTGGCCGCTCAATAAATAAATCGCCGTCATCCGCGTGATCCTTCCACTCACCATAGGTCTCCGCTTTCGTCGTCACAGGGACACTCACCTTGTGACCACGCTTGCTCAACATCTGCGCCACCAGCCACACCGCCTTCTCGCTCTCATCGAGGTGACCCAAAAACTTCAAATGGTCACGATGGTCTACCGCGCTATCCATAATTAGATCCCGGCCCCGGAAGGCCCAATGAGGACTTCTCGTAGCAAAACCAATTGCCAGCGAGCCTTCTCATGCTTGCTAACGCCCGAAGGCGCATGGCCCGTTCCAGGACCGGGAAAAATGTCTGCCAAGCCTGCCCTGCCAAGCCGCGCCAAGCCCAACCCGGCCGCGCCTCGCCTCGCCTCGCCCTGCCTTGCCTGCCTTGCCGTGCCTGACCATGCCCTGCCTCGCACCGCATTGCCGGGCCTCGCCTGCCTTGCCAAGCCGCGCCGTGCCCAGACTGGCCGCACCAAGCCGGGCCGTGCCATAAAATTATGCCGCAGCAACGTCATCTATCGCACTAAATACTACGGCCAACTCCGAAAGACCCGCATACCTCGACCGGAATGTGGCCAGATCCTGAACCGCTCGCGCAATCAACCGGTCGCGCTCAATCGGATCCGCAAGAATGTCCTCAGTCGTCCGGTAACACCGCTGCGGAATTCCCGACTTGATTGCCTTGTCCTTCGTCGTCACCTGTAGCTCATACTGCCGAGACTCAACATTCGGCGCCTCCTCACGCACTACATGAAGTGAACGAATCATCGCCCGAGCAGTATACTTCCTGTGCTCATGAGCCGCAATCGAATCACTCCACTCAAACTCCCCGTGAATCGGAGACTGCTCCTTCTCAGCCTCATAAACAACAACGTCAGCCGTGATGGATCCATCGTTGTCCTCTCGGACCTTCTCAAGGCAGTCAAGCGCTACATCCGCGTCCACCTTGAATCGGGCGCCTCCGGCCCACTTCACAGATTCAATCTTGCTCACGATGCAGGCTCGTCAATCGTTTCACGCCCAGGGTCCACCTCAAAGGTGCCATTCTCCCCATTCTTCTCCGGACGCCACTCGCCAATCCCTACCGAAAATCCAGCACGGTTAGTCAAGTTCACAACATCCCCAATCGTCAGCAAGTCAGCATCATATACAAACGAAATCTTCGCTCCCCACTCAGCAAATTCCGGTCGGTAACGGATGTCTGTCTGGTTAACCCCAATCCGAACAATGTCCTCGCGCAAAGTCGGCTCGCAACACTCCATCGGGATCAACCCCGCATTGCGGAAACGAAGAGCCTTCCTCACCGTCGTCTTGGCCAGCCCCGTGTCCTTATGCGCTGCCTCAATCATCGCACTCTTCACTGCCATCGCAGGAATCCCATACCCGCCGTCCTCGCACCAATACGTAGAAGCCAATCCCTCCACCTCCGGGTCGCGCCCAGCCTTGGGGACTTTCCTCCGTTCAGCCGCAGTCATTCGCAGCATCTCCTTCGACTTCTCATTCCAGGAATGCTGGATCAAAGGCGCAGTCCCCCGGATGTGCAACGTAGCCCGACGCAGGTTGATAGCCTGAATCAATAACCCTCGCTTGCTCGTAGTAGAGCCCTTCTTTTTCTTAGTGTCGCCCAATGTTTTCATGTCGTTCTGTTTAGGAAAAATGATCGGCGGACCGAGAAGGGAAAACCCTTAACCTCCCCGGCCCGCCTTTGCACCATTACACCTCGCTCAAACATCAATGACCTTCTCCTCTGTCGCTTTCGCAACCTCTGCCCTCGCATCATCAATGGCCTTGCGCGCATCTTCCAGTGTCACCTTGTGCTCATGGGTAACAACCGAGCCCTCGCCATGAATGGCGCGCTGCTTGTCAGTCGTTATCCCAAACCCAAGCGCAAGATCCTTCACCGAAATCTTGTCCAGCTTCTCCTCGTCCTCCAGGACGCGGTCCAGCTTCTTCTCCAACGCATCAGCCGCCTTCAGCTGTAATTGCGTCGCCTTTAAACTCCGGTGCGTCCGCGTAGCCTGGACTATCTCCGAGTGCCGCCGCTTCATAGCCCGAATCGCATCAAAACTCGTCGTCAACTCCCGGCAAATCGTCCGCTCAGGGACCGCTCGGCATATCAACGCCAAAATCGCACACGCCCGCTCAGGATTCTTTACCTCCGTTGACGTAATCCCACGCTTCTTGTTCTCCTTCGCAACAAAATCAACACTGTCATAGATGGCCTTCGCCAACTTGTCGTCGTCTTCCGGTGTCCCCGGCGCCAGCAACTCAGTGCTCATTACAAATCAATTGTTTGGCGACTCCCGTAACTTAGAAACCTTTTTCTGACACAAAAACTCGCCGCGAAAAACAATACCCCACAACGTCCGTATCGACACCTCATCGCATCATCCCTAAATGCCAACCCCATCGCAAAATACTAAACTCTTCGTCACCCTCGCAATACAAGCAGCCGCCATCGTCTGGTGGGCAAGTAACCTCTCCTCCCAGGTCCAACATAATGACTTCCAAATCCAGATGATGGCCAGGGATGTCGAAAAACACGCCGCGTTCGTCCGCGATTGGCCAGTAGGAAAACTAGGCGCCCTCCCAGACGATGTGCGCCAAAATCTCCACATCGAATCCCTCCAGAAACAAGTCGAGAAACTGACCCAAGACCTCTACCCGCTCAAACCGTAGCCGCCGGACGCTCCTGCCAGACGCTACAGCAGATGCTAAGGCATACGCTAAAGCATATGCTACAGCATGCGCTACAGCAGATCCCTCCGGAGAAGGCCGCTTTCGCAGAATTTTTGGATGGGTAGGTGACCGGTTTTTGAAGGGCGAGCGCGGCCAGGTTCGACCCCCTCCCCCCCTGGTTGTCGGGCCCAGGATTCCATAACTTCACACAATACCTATAATGCGGACTCCAAGTCGGAAGCGGCTGTGGCTTAGGGTGTTATCCTATGATTGCAGCATATCTCTGCGCCATAACTCGCTGAGTATCAGTGCTCCGGATCCAGGAAATTACAGCCTGAAGGCGAGAATGAGGTGTTTTGACGAAAAAGAACAAATCCGCAGCCGGTCCTGGTTTGTTCTGGGGCCGGAGCGCACAGTCCCCAACCGTTCCCTCTATCCTCTAACAAAACCCTATAATACAGGGGTCTAAGGGTTTCTGGCTGGGGACTTGGGGATCTACGTGGGCAGGATCTGGGGGCTTTGTGACAGTGTCTGCGATAATGTGGACATGACGAGGTATGCAAAGCGTACTGACGAGAACCACCGGGAGGTCGTAGACGCCCTGAGAGCGTCGTTACCGGAGGCGACTGTGTTTGATGCCTCTGGAGCTGGCCGGGGCTTCCCTGACCTTGTGGTGGGCTTTAAGGGCCGGAACTGGCTATTTGAGGTAAAGAACGGCGCCCAGGTTCCGAGCCGGAGGCGGCTGACGGCGGCGCAGGTGGGGATGCACGGGAACTGGCAGGGGCAGGTGGCCATTGTCCATAGCGCGGCGGACATTCTGGCGGTGCTGGCGCGGGAGGGTCTGGAGTGATGGCTGACCTGGTAGAGGTTGGGAAGTGGATGGGCGTG